TATCGTTAGCAACATCTTCCATCTCTTTAGATGTAGATAACATACCAAGAGAATCAAGAACAAACATCATTGGTTCTTTCTTTGATTCTTTCATATACTTGTCTACGATACGACAAGCTTGTGTTCTAAATTCTTCAATAGTAGATACTGGAAATAATACCATACGATTAGAATCAATGCCACGAGACTCAATCATTTCTTTAGAGATAGCAGATTCTGTCTCAAAATATATGACTCCTCCTGTAGGATTTGCTTCCAAGAAATTACGAACAACACTTAATGCAAAGAATGTCTTACCTGTGCTAGTCTCTCCTGCAAGTGCAGTAACTTTATTAGAAGGTATACCTCCATATAAAGAACCACTACAGAGAGCATTGAAAATATATGATCCTGTATCAACATAATGATCTACATCACCAGCAGCAACTCCGTCACTTACTATACTGGCAAATTCATTACCACTGTCCTTAATTACTGTATCAAGAAATCCCATTTGTTTAATGTCTCCTCATAAAAATGTACATAATCATTCAAAAAAACTGCTAATTGAAATAGTCTTTTCATGTTTCCAACCAATACATTGTAACACGTTTTTTAATGGTTCTAAGAATGATTTTTCAAATTGTGTTTGATAGTCCACATACTTTTCAATACCAAACTCTTTAGGCAACTCACCAAAGAAGCTAATAACATTCTCGTGAATTACATTTGGTGTTTTAAGATACATGAACTTGATCTTCTCACCTTCTTGGATGAGAGGATGTTTGTTTTCTATATTATAGTGCTTTACGTAGTGATTGTAAAGTAGAGCACCCCTTACGTGGATGGGTGTTCCTTTTTGGTAGATTTCCTTAGGGTGACGGTACTTGGTAAGGTTGTTAACTCCTCTGGGAAAGGCGACTTCATCATAGGGTCTTTCTTTTGTTTCGCTGCGGACTCCATTGATGAAAGAGATAAGCTCATCATTGTCTTTGCCGATAATAATCTGAAATGCTGCATATAATTTATCCCGAAAGTATGCTGGTGTTGATGACCTAGCAGTTTCTAAACCCATGATCTTCATCTTGGGTTCGTTGTATCTAACTCCTTCTGAGTCCCATACGTTTAATATGTATCTTTTCTTTGCTGTCCATATACCTCTGTCTGCAATATTCTCACGCTTCATACTCATTTTTTGTTCGTACGCCGAAACATACGACGAAAGTTCTTCATACGAACGTTCAATAAATGGTTCCAATTTTTCTTGGCATATCTTATCAAGTAAGGAAACAATTGCTGTTTTGTCGCTAGACTTAGCAGCAAAAAATTTATTAACAAGAGGTCCAAGATTAAGATATATTGAGTCAGTGTCAGATGCAATGACATAATCTACCTTTTCTGTAGAGAGTAGTTTATTTAGATAAGCATTCATCTTATTCTCTATCCAACGAATAGATACCTGACCTGACAAAGTAATAGCTTCTGCATTTGCAAGACGATAATAACGGAAGTGCTCATTACCAATTGCACCATAAGCACTATTAAGAGAGATCTTCTTTGCCATCTGAATATTGTTACATCTCGCAATCTCTTTCATAAGTTCAACAGTAGGAGTTTTTTCATACTGTTGTTTTGCTTTGATCATTTTCTTCTTGAAGATGACTCTAGAGTCATACATCTTCTGCATCATCTCAGGTAAAAACCCATGCTTCTCCTTTGTATACTGTGCACCATTTGCACAAACAGCATACTTACCATCAATCTCTACTTGTTTCTCAAGTATTTTATCAACAGTTGCACTTGAATGTCTGGTGTCATGTAAAGTTTCTGGGGAAATATTATACTGCATAATGAGGTGAGGATACAGACTGTTAAGATCAAAAGAGACCACCCAATCATAGAATCCAGGAATCGGTTCTTTAACATAAGCACCAGCATATTTTTCAGTTTTAATAGCACTCTCCTTCTTAGGAGGTATTGCAATCTTACGTTTGTTTAGTTCATTGTAGATATAGTTATCCCACATACGAACCTGACTAAACACATCTTCATAGTTTACCTTAGCATCATATGCCATAGTGTATGCAAGTTCAATCAGTTTCATTTTGTCATCTAGTTTATCAACGAGACGAACGTCATGAATATTATAATCAATAAACTTTTGCCAGTCATTCTCATAGAACTCTTTGAATGTATCAAACTCAGAGTGATCTAGTTTTCTCTCTCCAAGTTCAACCAAACAAATATGATCAAGGCGATATGATTCTTGATTTGTATATGTAAACTTTTTATATAATTCTAGGTAATCAAGACATGAGATACCAAGAGTATCAACAGCAAACTGTTTACGACCTTTGATGAATATCTCACGTTGTGATACTAATTTCCATGGAGAAAGAAGTTTAGTAAACTTCTCACCCATAATACGATTGATACGATTATGAATATACGGCATATCAAACAACTGTACATTCCATCCTGTAACAACATCAGGATAATTAGATTGCCAGAAATCAAGGAACGCTCCTAACATACTTTCTTCAGATCTGAAGTGCATGTAATCTACATCAGCATGTTTGTTGTCAAATGGTCTAGCTCCAAAGACTGTAATCCTACCAGAGAAACTATCCTTAATAGAAATAGCAAGTATCTCCTGATCAGCAGATTCTATATCAGGAAACCCATTCTCTGCAGCAGTTTCAATATCAATATTAAAGACACGAATCTTACTGCTATCAAATTTTATAAACTCAGAATGTTGTTCAGCAATATATTGATATAAAAAACGAGAGTTACCATAGATATCAAAATCAGGAACCTCTTTATATTTTTTAATGAACTCACGAGCTTCTTGAATAGAACCAAACTTATGTGGTTCTACACATTCTCCTTCTAGTGTTTTCCATTCAGAATAATTTTTACTAGGCAAAAACAACGTTGGGTTAAAAGGAACCCTAACGTTAAAACGATTACCATTCTCATAACCACGCACAAGCAGACGATTACCTGCTTGTTCTACACTAGTGTAAAAATTCATTCAAGACATTCAATATAACGAGCAAGGATTGACTTGCTAGGATTAGTCACTACCAATAGATCAGAAGACCTGACATTGAACTCACGTTCAGACGAGTGTTCTGCCCATGGAGATAGTTGACCTTCATAGTCTACCACATAAGGTTCAATTAACCAAACATCAGGATCACCTGGTAAACCTTCTTCTTTAACTGATTCTACTTGAGCTATGATCCACTCATGCTGCAGCTTCAGCAGGTTCGCTGTTATCTCCATTAGTTTCCTCTACAAAAATTTGTTCATCTGTTAATCCAATTTCACGAAGTCTGGATGCAAAGTTATCAACAATGCCATTGTCTGGAAATACAACACTGATGATATGTTCACCACCCATACGATGTTCTTCTACTGGAGAGAAAGGACACCAACGAGTATATTGAATAGGAATAGTTCCATCCTTATTCTCAGCACCAAGAGTCAATTTATATGGATATAACATACGATACCCAATAACTTTATCTTCATCTCCACGAACTTCACCAAAGAGGCAAAGAACATTATCACCAGTCGTAAGATTCACAACGCGAATATTATGATTAGTCTTTAACATTTCCGTCATTTTCTAATTCCTTTTTTTCTGTAAGTTTTTGTTTCCAAGCATCTTCCAGACCTGGTTCTGGTTGACTAATAGTCATAACACAATCATATGGAATCTTGAATTGCCAATCAGTAGAGTAAGGATTCCATTTACTAAACCTAACTTGGTATTCCATACCATGTGCTTCTGTTAGATATTGTGGTTGAGCACTATCTAAGTTAAGAATATAAGGATCTTCCATGAGAAGACAAACGCCTTTTTTATCGTCTCCTTCTCCATCAAAAATCTCTTTTAACTCAGTGATAATACGCTCACCTGTTTTTAAAGTTACGATTGATACCGCCATAGTTTTAGTGAGTTAGCTTTAATTCTAGCATTAAAAAAGGGCACCGTCAAGTGCCCATGTTCATTTAAAAATGTTTCTTTCTTTTTTGTTTTTCTGGTAGTTCTTTCTTTATAGTAATTGACAGTAAACCATCCTCAAATGTTACTGTTTCAACTTCCACATCGTCTGACATTTGCCAATTCTTTGAGAAAGATCTTTGTGATATACCTTTATGTTGGTATTGTTTTTCTTTATCTGCTGGAGTTTTTTGTGCAGATATTGTTAGAACATTCCGTTCTGTCTCCACTTGAATATCTCCTCTTGAAAATCCCGCAAGAGCGAGTTCCAATATGGTTCTACCATCAGATCCATTAATGACATTGTAAGGAGGGTAGTTTGTTCCTGATCCTGCAAGAGCTTCAAGTCTACTGAATGTTTCATCTAAACCGATTGTAAAAGGAGTATAAGTCTCCCAATTAAATGTTACCATTGTCCTATAAAAAGCGACGTTTACATGTGACCCATAAGGCATCACAATAATATTTTATAATATATCTCTTAAAAACAGAGGTGCGGTTTACTCTCCTTCTTGTTTCTTACGACCTATATTGTATTTTGACTCAAGCGTCCATTCTCCTTTCTCTTTAAAAGATAATACTTTAATTTGATTTAAAGGAGCTAGGTCTGTAATTTTTTCATGACTCTCTGTAGATATATTTACAAGTCCCCAATCAACTAATAGTTGTACAATACGATTACGACGTTGTATATCATTCAAAGAGATGTTAGCTTTCTTTCCATCAAGAGCAAATAATTCTTTAAAGTGTACAATAAAATATCTTCCTTGTTTATGTAAAATATGACAAGACTGATATATCTTTCTTTCCTTACGTGACGCTACACCAATTCTTGTTAGTGTTTCTCTTACCTTGAGAAAATCATCTGGTTCATTAAGAACCACCTCTACCATGTCAGATTGTTTCCATTGGATCTCTGTCTCACTCATTTTTACCACCTTTACTCAATGATTTTTTAATATTATCTAGTTGATCCTTGGTAAGAATTCTCAGTGCTTGTAGAGCTTTATCGTCATTATAACCATAATACTCTTTTACTACATCAAGATAATCAATAGAATCTTTTCTTGCCCAAGGAGAGAAACGCTTCCTAGGCTTCACACTATTTATAAAAAAGTCGTATTGCATCTTGTTTGTGAGATGTGAATTTTTATTCATCTCATTAGCAAACAAAATAGTATCAGTAAAGGAACTTAAGCATCTGTTAACGATGTAAGGAGGATACTTTTTTTGCGCATCAGGATCATCATCCAATATATTTTTCTTGGATTGGTTGATTGAGTAAAGATAGTCTTTCAGTTGGTACATTGTCGTTCCAGTGTCTTATGTTTCCTGCGATGATAAAACAGTTAGTAATTACTAACTGAGTAAAAATAATAGTTCTGATGATACATATGATGTTATCATATCTCTTTGTTTTATTATCATTGAATGATCCCAAAGAGTATTTCCAGATCTTCCAAATTTCTTTCATAGATCATTTGAATGTTGCAGTGACACCTACAACTGTAGCGTTAGGATTTCTGGCAAGTGCAACTTGACGTGCATCTTGATAGTCTTTAGCAATCACTTCTTCTTTAAAGACAGTTCCTGCTTTGTATAGGGTTACTTCGCATTTCATATTTTATAATTATAAAGAACTAATTCTTTACGTGATGCTTGATCAGTATTATAAGTTCCTACACTTCTCATGGTATAAGTGTGTGCGAACTCTGACGCAATCCAATCTTTAAATCTTTCTTTAATAAGAGCAGAAGAGTTGTAAGATATAAGTTGCTTGCCAGCATACCTATCACATTCAGCAGCAAAGTTGTCATGAGAGAATGCGTCATGCATATTACCTTTTCTTCCATAAAGATTAGACTTTATTTCGTAAGGTGGATCAAGGTAAGTGAAAACTTCTTTGCTATCGCTAAAAAGTTCTTCATATGATTTGTTAGTAATTTTCCAGTTTACAATTAATTCTTGATAACCAGTTAACTTTTCAATACCTCTCATTGAGAAATTAGAATCACTTGCTTGTGGACTGAATGATGAAGACTCAGTAAGACCACTAAAAGAACATTTATTAACGATGTAAAAAGCTATGGCACGATCAAGGTTAGATTTTTCTTCATCATTAATAACCTCTTTCATTGATTGAAATAAACATCTTGCTGAATCTTGATTACAATGAATAGATTTTAGATCCTTTAATTCTTTCTGTACTTGCTCACCATTATCTTGAATTTCTCTCCAGAAATTGTATAGAGGATCATAAAGATCGTTCACCCAAATTTTTAAATGAGGATATCTTTTCCCAATTTCCAAAGCTACACTTCCGCCACCTAAGAATGGTTCACGATATTCAGTGTATCTTGATAGATCAGGAATAAACTGAAACAGTTTACTTAGAGCACGACTCTTTCCACCAGGATATCTTAAAGGAGTCTTTAAAGATTTAGTCATCGTGATCATCCCATGGGTCTGTTAAATTTTCATTTGCAAAGAATCCTCTATACACTCCAAAACCTGCTAGTAATACTGTGATTACTGCAATTGAAATAGGAAATGTAATATCGGGATCAAGGGTAAGGTGTGGTATCATCATTTTTTAAACTCGCAACTCATCATTATTTCTGTTAGACATGCTAACATATTGATCTCTTGATCTGGAACAAGAGCAATGTCTTTCATATACTTTGCCATAATAAGAACTGCCTCTGGTATAGATGGTGGTTTCAATACACCATACAAACTATCATATATCTTTCTCATCACACTACTAGGATCATTGTCCATATGCTGTACCACCCATGTCTTAACTGTGGTAAACTCTTTCTTTGCTAGTGCCGAAAGAAGACTATCAAGATTAACATCAGCAACATCCACGAGAATAGCTGAGTCAATGGCTCCATTAGCAGAATAGCGTTGACACTCATTGATAAGCCTGCGCCAATCAGGATAATACCTCCTAATAAGTTTAGCCAGAACTTTGTCTTCAAACGTAACTTTCTCATCTTTAAGTATTCTTCTTAATCTATCAAAAAATTTACCTTGTAATTGAACTGATTGCTCAGATTTAATTCTAAAATCAATGACTGTACATCTGGAATGTAAAGGTTCAATAATCTTATTAATAAAATTACAAGTAAATATAAATCTACAATTACCATGAAACTCCTCTACAGCACTCCTCAAAGAGAGTTGTACATCGTTAGTTGTATTGTCTGCTTCATCTATAATCACAACCTTATGAGAAGCACCAGAAGTCAGAGAGACAGTGGTAGCAAACTGACGTACACGATTACGTACAGTGTCAAGGAAACGTCCTTCATCAGATCCATTGATCATGATATAAGATGCACCTATCTCATCACACAAAGCTTTAGCAATTGTAGTTTTACCTACACCTGCACTACCTGTCAAAAGAAGATTAGGTAGTTCTCCTTGATCAACAAAACCTTGAAACACTTTACGTGTAATATCAGGGAGAATACAATCTTCAACTTTATTGGGACGGTATTTCTCCACCCACAAAAATTCTTTACTCATAATTTAGGATAACCAATACGGTTTGCGGGATGGGTCACGAAGATAATTAGATGCAACCCAAGGTTTGCTGCCAATGTAATTTTTGTAAGCAGTAAAAGTGTCAATGCTTGTGTCATG